AGCGTGGTAGGTGTTGGTTCTGTTATTAGTTTCATATTTATATTCCCATCGCTTGTTTAATTTTATCTTTAGCATCTGAGTCTCCGAAAGCCCTTCCTGTCCTGAAGGCGCTACATATTACGACATCCCAACTAGGGAGTCCGTTGAACTTAATTCCAGGGAATTGGTTGTGTTGCCACCATCCCGCGCATTCTGAAAAGCCTAACTTTTCCATTGATTCTTTTGTTGTAAATTCACTTTCCATAGTTTTAGTTTTTGGCGTTTTCAAATAAAGAACAGTAATCGTCCTCTTCTTTTTCTATGGATTCGGGAAGCCTGTTGCACTTAACAATATTCTTTTTTCCAGCTAGGTTGGGCGAACCCATTATTTTTTGAAAGTCGGTTAGCGGCGTATGTGTCCATTTTACCGTTGAACGCCCCCATTTGCAGTTTTTACATTTCATATTTTTAGTGTGTAAGTGGTTAAGTTAATGTCAAGGATTAAATGCTAAAAGAATTCAACTAGACGCGCTCTTTCTCCAAGCACGGGATCAAAAAGAAATGCTTCAATAGCCTTTTTCCCGCCGCTGTAACCGTTGCGACTATGCCAAGCGTCAGTGCCAGATGGTGAGCGTAAATACTCCACATTAACTCGGTCAACCGCGCAGGTATTTGTTTTGCATTGAATAACCGTAACATCGCCGTGCTCTTTTTCAATGTCCATCTTTACGCCCTTCTGATAAGCATTTTTAATCTTACTGTGGAGGTGATGACAATAAAAGTGCTTATGCTCTGCGCTTGCCCATGCCGACTTTGCCTCATCTGCCATTAAACTTGGAAGTAGGGTTTCTTTGGCTCCATCACCATGAGTAAACCCAAAAAGGCAATTGCCATAGTTCACATATTTGCGGTGTGCATTGGTAACGTCTGTTGTAACATTGCCGTTGTTCCAAAAGTAAGCTGAGATTGTCTGCGCAAGGTGAAAACCGCTTTGATAGTCGTGATTAGATGGACAATGCACGAAGTGAACTGGACATGCTTCTGACAGCGTTCTAATCAACTCGGCGCAAGTCTGCCAAGCGAGTGTGTAGTTGTTCCACCACATCCCCGTAGTGTCCTGCGGTGTCCCTGCTGTCGTCTGGCGGTTGGTTGTGTCAATGTGTAGCATGTCATTGCCGCCAATAAAAACAATTTGGTCAATTTTAGCAATTGCTGAAGCTCTTTGGTATAGAGACATTACGCCTTCCTTCATTCTATCTACTGCAATGTCAAGATCATAGTCGTCACCAGTTTCTGACTTTATAGCTAGTTTTCCAATATGAACATCGGCAGGATCAATAATTAAGCAGTTTCCAACTTGAGGTTGTTTTGCAAGTTTTGCGCTATAAGGCGAAATTTCTTTAATTTCCTCAATGTGATCTGCCATCAACTCTTTAATATTAATATCAGACCCTCCTTTTACCATAAGTGAAAAGTTTTCTGATTTATACCAATACTGCTTAACTTGGTCTATGGGAATCCCAGACTGCTCACACTCTTGCTTGAGCGCGGTGTGCTGTGTCATCCAGTCTTGGAATTGGTCTTTTAGCTCAATTGGAATGCTGGCCTCAAACTGCTTGTCTCCAATGCCTTTGACTCCATAGAACAACTCGCCACCGGCGTGGGCTTTAAGTTGTTCTATTCGTGATCTAACCGAAGACCGACTAATTCCTAGCTGCCTGCCAATTTCTGATTGGCTGATACCTTTATTTAGTAAATCCTTAACTTCTTGCTGTTTTTGAGTAAGTTTCATATTATTTATTTCCTTTGGGATGGTTGTCATCTTTGATTGGCGTTCCGCTTGTCAAAATTCGATCTTCAACATTCATAATTTTATCTTGTGTTTGCATTTATCGGTTGAAGTTAGAATTGGCTTAAAGTCGGAAATCAGGACTCTGCTGCTGTCAACTGCACTCTGAAAAGCGAGCCATCTGCGGCAGGTGTGTCGCTCTATGCAGGTATCGCTGGCGCACCTAGAGTAATCATTTGGTAGTAGGCTCATAATGTTAATCCCCCTCCCATATTTCCTTTGGATGTGACATTGATGCAAAGACCATTTTATTAATACATTTCAAGGTATTCTCCCATGTTCCCCATCCGTTTTCAGGCTCAAACCTTTTCAATGCTTCCCTGTTTTCCTCAAAATACGTCCTCATGTCTCGAAGTATTTGAAGCGCTTCGGCTCCTGTTTTGCCATAAATAGCTCGTATTCCTTTATCGGGGATAGCTGCGTAAAACATAGGAGAAACGTTGTATGTGATGTTAAATTCTTCGTCGGCAATTTCAATGTCGTAGCTCATAGTGTTTTATTGTTATAGATTTTGTAGTTATTTGGTAGCAGACTCATAATGTAGCCTTCATTTCGGTCATTCCTAATGCAAATAAAACTACGCCAGCAAACTCAAGTATTTCAAGGCCAAGTATTACTCCAAGTGTAAACCAAATGATTCCGATCAATGTTCTTTGTGAATTTATAAAATTATTTAGATTCATATTATGTAGTTTGTTTGATTGTTGCGATTCCCGTGTGAATCAAGTCGTCAAGCTCCCAGTCTAGTATATCCCAAGGCTCTTCTGCATTACCTTCTAGCTTCAACAGCCACTCGTCAGACCCTACTGATCCGGCAGGAGTTACGATGCTTTTATCTGTAACCGTCCAGACTTTGCCGTTGTATGCAATTTGTGTTATTTCTTTTTTCATAATTCATCCATGTTAGGGAAGTCAAAGGCCGTGTCAAGAAGATTCTTTTGCTTTTCTCCATCAATAGCATCGGTCACGTTAATAACAAGAACCCCAAGGTCAATGTAGTAAGCTTCCACTTGCTGCAACTTGCCGTCACGGTAAATTTCCATTTTTTGACAGCCACTCCCCGACGAAGAGGCTGGAACTGCCATGTCTATCGGGGCATCGTGGATAAGGTCGTTTAGTAGTTCTGTAGTTTTGTCTATCATATTAGTTTTGGTTATTTTGATGGATTGGCGTGCTCATAGGGTGGCATCCTCCCTTGTAATGGTTTTTTCTTCCATGACGGCTTGCGCTACTTGTAGCGTCGGAAACGACCAGCCAGCGCGTCCCCACATGCTAGATGGCGGGTATGACTCCGACCCCTTGAGCGTAGCCGTGCCATTTGGCCAAGTGTGATCGGCCTTTGCTCGTAGAATTGCAATGACCTCATAGCTGGAGTGTCCTGCTCCCTTAGCCTTGCGGTAGAGCGCATGACTTTCTGTGCGCTGGATCTGCTCAAGGTCAAAACCGTCGTTGCGAATGTGGATGGGTAGTTTCATAGTGCTAGCAATTTTGTTGTATATCTTAATTGTTTCGTTTTTCATATTAGTATAGGTTGGTGGTGTTGTTATACAGGTCAAGAGGTAAAGTTGCTTTTTTGTTTGACAAGAGTGAGTCTATAACCTCTCCCCCACCAGATAGGTCTTTTCCGCATCTGGCGCATTCGTTGCCAATTACTTTCAAAGTAAGATGCTCAAATGGATGATGGCTATATGGACGATTGTATTCTACTACGTCATGCATGCCCATCATGCAAAAAATTGATTCTACAGATTCTATAAGCCTATTGGACAGTTTCTTCTTTTTTATATTCATATATTTAGTAATCTAGGTCTCCGTTTGTCCATGCTTCATCTACTGCTTTCTCAAAGCTAGTAGTTGCAGGATGGTCGTCAAGGTAATAACAGTCGTCTTTGCTCTCAGCAGAAAGCGGCGTAATGATCTGGTAAGGACGTTGAATCATTTGGTTTCCAACCTCGTAGTATTCTGCCTCGTTTTCTATAAGCCAGGTTACTTCAATGTCAACAAACTCTCCGTCAACTTCTATTTCGTGTTTAGTATTCATAGGTTTATATTGTGTGGTTAAGGTGTCGTGTCAAGGCTTAAACGCCTCCACCTTGAAATCTTCCAGTCTGGTTAAGAAACTTTAGTTTGCCCTTCACGTCTCGCTCACCTTCTCGGTTCTTGGCAATATTATATTTTAAAGAAACGTATGGCGTATTGTCTACATCAAACCTGCGAGCATCATCTACATCTACACCGTCAGGCCACATAAGCAAGATAATATCTGCATCGTTTTCTATATCTCCTGAGTCCTTTAAGTCATGCAGTGACAATCCTGATTCGCGCTTGGCTCCTTCTCGGTTTACCTGGGCTAGTAAGATCACAGGAATATCAAGCTCCATGGCCATTAGTTTAATTTCATGGCTAATCTGAGCAATTGCGTCATGCTTCTTGGCGTTGCCAGAAATGGGAATTAACTGTAGGTAGTCAACGACAAGCCACTGAATGTCATGCTTGCGCTTGTAAGTCCTAGCCTTGGCTCTTAACTCATTGATACCACGAACGTAGTGCTCCGTAAATATGGGAGACTTACTGAGCCTTTCAAGGGATTCAAAAACGCGCTTTTGCTTGTCTGCCGACATTACTCCCTCTCGTAGCTGCTTCAGATTGCAAGCCGAAGTGGTTTGAGTCATACGTTTTGCAAGTTGCTTGGCTGGCATCTCAAATGAGAAGTATAGTCCAGCTACCCCCTTAGTAACCGCTGCTCGTAATACAACATTTAGCGCAAACTGAGTCTTTCCGCAAGACGTGGGAGCAGAGAGAACCATAACTTCGCCCTTGCCGATCCCGCCTGCGTCTAGCTGTAGGTCAATTTGATCTATACCAGTTGGCAGGGATTCAATCACGTATGTCCCCGCGAGCATAGATTCAAAGTCTTCTTTAAGTAAAGCGGTAGCATGTGAAATTGATCCGTCGCCTTCGCTGTCTTTTACGTCAGAAATGGCTTGGATTGACGCCTCTAGCTTTGCTGCAATCCCATCATACTCCCCTGGAGAGGCGTAAGCCTCCTCGGTGGCCAGCCTCGATGCCCTCAACAGCTTGCGAAGCTTACTGTAGGCTAGCACACGTTTGGCTGCTGGAACTGCGCTGATGGGCGTCTCTGTGATGTCCTGGATGGCGTAAATGGTAGATAGGCCACCTACATCTTCCTCCATCCCGTCCTTGCGAACCTGCTCTAGAAGCTCAATCTCTGATATTTCACTGCCAGCCATTGCGAGTTTGCCAATGCAATCAAAAAGGATCTGGTTTGCATAAACGCAAAAGTCTGAACTATCAATAATTTGACTGACTTGATCGTAGATTGATGCGTCTGTTCCTAGTAGGCAGGAGGCAATTACTACGTCTTCAGCTTCGCGCGAATATGGCTGTGTTCTGGTTTCCATGATTTAGTTCTCCGTTCTTCCTTTGGCATTCGCTGATTGCTTGATTCTCAGTTTTTCCATATCCGACCAAATCGGCGTCTTCGAGTAGCCGACAATATCCAGCCATCAGGTGCGGTAAGCTCGTTTTTTCCTGCTCGGTTAAATCGTAGGCATCAAACAGTCGGCAAGCGGCATTCATCTCCACAGCACACCAAGGCAGGTGTTCCAGATGTGGAGCGTTATGCGTCAATATGCGGGTCAAGTGAGATTCTAGCCACTTTAGTCGTGGTGACTTCGATTCCATTTCTTTAGTTTTGAATAATTCAGTCATATTATTTATCTCCATTGATTGCTAACCAGTCAGTTGTCTCAATTCGTTCGTGCCTCACTCGGAGACACTTCCACGTTATAGGAAAGAAGGTTTTCCCATTCTCGTATCGCCTCGTCCATTTCGGAATCAGTAGCCCATTCGGTGTGATCGGTCGCCCCTGGTATGTTGATGA